CAACGGCACTCCCTTTTTTTTATGGAATATCAAGCACCAGATTTATGTGTGATGAGTATCACACCAGACGAAGAGACAGGTAACCTGTGGTTGGATATGCCTTCTAAATGGGATACAGGTCCACAACCTCCAATGTTGGTTACACAAAAAACCATTGACTATGTTATGAAGGATCCCTATACTGTTCCTATGTGTCCTCCAGGATGGCCTAATCCTCCCACAGTAGATGAAGATAACTAAACTTCTGTTCAATCCCTTTGTAATCCTTGTCGTAGGATGCACAGGGATTCTTTCTTTTATAGAACTCATGCATATCTCCTACCATCATAAGATGGATCATGATGCTCATGGATATGTTAGGGAGTTCTGTCGGAACAACCCTGATACGTGCCAGTATAACGACTGACAATGTTGACAAATGTAAAGAAATTATATATAATAGTAATATAACTTCACAAAGAGGTAAAAGTGACCGTTAGTTCTAATGACCAAGGACAACAAAACATGTGGGCAAAAGAACCCCGCATGTATATTGACAAGACAGCCGCAGAGCGTTATGGTTATGAAACCTACGCTGAGAAAGCTGAAAAATTGAATGGACGATTCGCAATGATCGGATTCGTAGCAGGTTTTGTTTCATACGCTGCTACTGGAAGCCTATTCTTTTTTGGGATTTTTGGTATCTGATTATCAAATCTCTTTGAATATGTGGTTATTTCCCCACATAAGAAGTTAACAAGGACACCTAGTTTAGTAAATAAAAGTTGACAATGATCATATCATTGGATACAATTATGAGTATAGTTATTTTCTAATAACTTACTCATTTCAATTACTAAAACAGACTTACTAATCAATGGCATACAACATCACACTCCGACAACCTGATGGTACCGAAACCACTTTTGAATGTGCTGGTGACCAGTATATTCTAGACGCGGCCGAAGAATCAGGTTTAGATCTTCCCTACTCCTGTAGGGCTGGTGCATGTTCCTCATGTGCTGGTAAAGTGATTAGTGGTACAGTAGACACTGAAGAACAATCTTTTCTTGATGATGATCAAATTGAAGAAGGATTCATTCTTACCTGTACTACATATCCAACTAGTGATTGTGTAATTCTATCAGAACAAGAAGAATTTTTGTATTGAGGTAAAAGATTTACCTCTTCACTTTCACTAAAGTCTATGGTGTTACTTCAACTCCTGTTTTCGTATGGTAGGACAAGTATTACCGAAAATATTAAACAAATTTTTGAACAATATGTCCAATCCCAATCAACTCTATGAAGACATGGAGAAACTAAACGCCCTATACGAAGAACTCTGTTGGGGGCACGATGATGAACTTGTGTTCACTCACGAAAATGGCAGAGTTATAGTTTACAACAAAACTTTGGAGAAAGACAATGAACGAAAGAGCAGAACGCATTAACGGTTGGGCAGCCATGTTGGGTGTCGTAGCAGCCATGGGTGCATACGCAACCACTGGACAAATCATCCCTGGAATCTTCTGATGGATAACGCCACTAACGCTGACATCTTCTTTAGGGCAAATGGTCGTGCAGCTATGATGGGATTCATCATCATCTGTGCGGTCTATGCGGTCACTGGTCAAATTATTCCTGGTGTAGTGTGATGGGATTTGTAGGAGCAGCACTACTGATATTGATTCCCATCTTCGCAGTAGTTAAGGGGTCCAACAAATGACATATGATTGGACACTATTTCAAACACTAGTGTTCATCATCACTCCATACTTCCTCATGTTGGCACTAGCCAGTAAAGATGAAGATAGTGGTCCACCAGACGGTGGTATGATGACACCGGTTTATCAAGGATCAGGGACCTAAGGGTCTCTGTTTTTTTGCTCATAAATACTGGTGCCACACCAGCACTAACATGGAAGAAAATAAACCAAAAGTAGAAAAGAAAAAAGGACTACTTGGAAAAATTAAGGAGGCAGCAGATGACAAGGAGGAACAACTTGCTATTCTTTCTACCTTTGTCCGTCTTGGTATTCTTGTTTGGTCTGGTGGAATTCTCACTTTGGCATACATCAAACTACCTCCTGCTCTGGGAATCCCAGAACAGAAGCTTGATCCAACCTTCATTGCCTCAGTCTTCACTGGAGTTCTAGCGACCTTTGGTGTCCAGGCAGCGAAGAAGTCTGGTGATAGTAGTGGGGGTGGTGGAATTACCAAAGCAGATATGGAAAGGTTAATTGAAGCTGCCAAACAGACAGCACCATCACAGACAATTAGGGTAGAACAGGCACCATTAGTAATCTCTGCAATCGAACCAAAATGAAAACACTAAAGTGGGTAGGAATTGGCATCGGTGGTATAGTTGCCATCGCACATATTGGAGTTCTTGGACACCTTCTTAGGGTGTCTGAGAAGTATTCTGAAAAGATACAGTATCCAGTGATCAATCTACCCACTGGTGATTATTCTTCTTATAGAATCAAATCTGATCAGGAAGGATATGAGATTGAATATAGAGCTAATGATCCAAAGGTTATGACTTCTGAGAAGAGTCTTAATTTAGATAAGACTAAGAAGGGATTGTTCGGTGGTGGTAATGAGATTAGAAAAGAATATAGACGTGATGAATATACAATGGATGGCACTAGAAATATAGGAGGTGAAATAGATGGTGAGGGAAAGTCTGCAAGAGAAATAGAGTGTATCGTGGCGGACGCTGGCTCAAGATCCCAGGGTGCAATGGCAGGAACTAGTATTGCATCTGGGATTGGAGTTCCCGCTGTTGTAGGAATTCCTTATGTTGGATGGTTAGCAGCTGGTTGGATATCGTTGTTAGGTGGTAGGATTGGTGAGGATGTTGGTTCTATGGTTGGTAGTGTGTTCAATGATTGTTAGTAAATCTAGATATAATAGAGTGTAAAAATAACTTTCTTGAATAGATAGTGTAGTTAATAAAGATGATATGAAGTTTCTTTTTGTACTTTTGGCTACACTGTTCTTCAGTGTTCCTGCATGGGCATTAGATGTTAAGATGGGTTCTGATGGGAACCTAGTATTTGATCCCTCCGAAGTCACAATTTCCGCTGGAGAAACTATACATTTTGTAAATGATATGCTCCCACCACATAATATCATTGTCGAAGGAAGACCTGATCTTTCAAGAGAGTCATTGATGTTTAGTCCTGGTGAATCACAAGATGTTGTTTTTTCTGATCCGGGTGACTATACTTACTGGTGCGGACCTCATAAAGGTGCTGGCATGATTGGAACTATTCACGTATCATAACTTATGGAAGACATACTCGGAAAATTTTTAATAGTATCATCTATTCCCTTTTTTGTTATAACAATTTATTTTGCATTCACTAAGGGTGGATACTACGATACTGACCTCTATGATGGCGATGGAACGGCCCATAAGGTATTGAAGTAATGACTTCGGAAGAAGAAATCAAAATGCGTTATGGTTTTGCCATGTGCGCATTTGCTAGAATGTATGGGGTTCTGTCAGTTAATGGTTCAGAAGACATACATAGATTTTGTCATAAGTGGGCAGAGTCAGGTGAACCAACACCCACTGGAACTTTAGTTGATGTCAACTTTTATTTTAAAGATAGGTGGGATATCTGGGGAGGTCATGTATGAAAGACTTGGCACTTAAAGCAGCACACTTTGCTGCTACTACACTCAATAATCCCTGGGGTATTGGTACTCTAAGTTTTATATTAATCTTTGTTCCTATCATTGGTATGTGGGCAGTTCACAAATATAGATGGGAACACTGGGAACCATTCAGTAAACATAAATGAATATAGGAGGTTAATTGTATGGGATCTTTTTTAGTATTTGTTTTTATTATAATATTAGTTTCTGCTATGGAATTAACATGGCCAGTGAGGTATAAAAGATAATGAAATCAATTATTCTATTATCATGTTTCTTACCTCTAGTAATGGTTTGGATTGTAATAAAACTTTCAGTATGGATCTCATCCGTCAACGAAGAAACAAACTATGTCAGAGAAGAATCCAAAAAACCACACGGACCATATGTGGCAGACCCATATGCAGATGTTGACGAAGATGAAGAGGAATATTGAAATCTCAGAAACTATCGATAAAGTTCTCCATCAATACTACGTTGTTGAACGTGGTCAGAAAGTTCCCAATTGGAGATATATAAAAGACACCGATTGGTGGGTTGAATATTTAACAAACCTAGGAATAGATCCAAGAAATCCATGAAATTTGATTTATCAATAGAAGATTTTACTATTATTATAAATGCTCTACACTATTACAAGAAAGTAGAGAAGAGAGATAATTTTAAACAGTATGATGAAAAACGTATAAATCATTTGAGAGATAAGTTGTCATATCAAATGACATTTGATAATAGATAATCATGGAATTATTTTTACGTCCACACGATAATGTCAGTGATCCAGTGTGGTCTGTGATAATTAGTCTAATAATAGTTCTTATTGGTGTGTCCTATTACATATATACTATTATGAAATTAGCATTTGCGGAGTTAGAACAAAATGGGAGCGATGACACCACCGAGTCGGAAGAGTTGTTACAACTTTCGAGTAGTGGAGATCAACAGAGTTCTTGATGGTGATACAATTGATGTCACTATTGACCTTGGATTTGATTTGTACAAGAAAGAAAGAGTGAGAGTTGCTGGTGTCGATACTCCAGAAAAGAGGACTAGAGACCTAGAGGAGAAGGCACTTGGAAAAGACGCAACTAACTGGCTCAAAGAAAAACTCGAAGGTGCTATATGTGGTGATGATGAGTTGTCTGTTAGGACTGAACTTGTTGGTGGCGTCGGCAAATATGGCCGTCTTCTTGGCTGGTTATACATTGGGGACGCGGAATTGTCCCTTAACGAACAAATGATTGACGAAGGTTATGCTTGGGCCTACGATGGTGGAACCAAACAAAAAGACTTCGAACAACTAAGAGAAATTCGTCGTGCTCATGGCACGTTAATTTAATGCAAAAAATTATCAACGTCGTATCACTTTTTTCTGGGATAGTTTCTCTCAGCATTGTTGGTGCTGGAGGATATCTTTATCTCAACTCAGATACATTAATTGAAGAGGCTAGAGAGAAGGTTACTAAAGAAGTAACCAAGACTGTAATGGAAGCTGTTCCTGGAATTGTTGGTGGACTTATGCCAGAAGTTCCAAAAATGCCTAAGACTACTGGTGGAGTAGTTCCTGGTGGTGGAGGAGGTGTTGTTGGATTCCCCGGCAAACCATTCTAAATTTTAAAATAACTTTATTGGAGATTGAATATGACAAATATTCGTTATAGGAAATCACGTTCCTTTTCTAGAAATAAATCTAGAAGAAATGATTCCACTGAAACATTTTTTCTATATGTTGCTTTTCATTCTATCTGGTCATCAATTGTCAACGTTTTCAATGATTAATGGAAATACCTAATATTAATATCACTTCTAGAGGTATTACAATTAGAACATTGGATATTCCGGAAGTTCCAGAGTGGTTAAGAAATCCTCCACAAGCAATACCTCCTGTATCACCAGTAACTACACAACTTGGTACACCAATTATCAATATACCTGGTTGTGTAGAAGCCAATGATAATGATAGGGGTAAGAACGATAATCTAATTACCGATGATAGTAATGGTAATAGAACTTATTGTGATTCTGGATTGCCAAGTTTTAACCCTCTTGACTTTGAACCCGAACAAATAGTACCAACAGCTCCTGCGGGAGTCGATACTAGGGGTTTGGAACCCGAACCGGATATACCAGAACCTAAGATAGATGTCCCCAAAACACCACCTTCGACAGCCAATATTGATTGTCCTACAGCAGCACAAGAAGCTAAGGAACCCGTTGGAACTTTAATTAATGGTTTCCGTGATAAGGTAATAGGTTATAAACTGATTGGAAATGAGTGTATTCAGGAGACAGAATCTGTTCCTATTCAAGTTCAGTTGATTGAAGGATTACCTAGTGGTGGTCAGGTAATTCAAGTGGGTGGTATCGCAGTAGTAGCAACAACTTCTGCACTCTTAGCAAAACCACTTGCAGACATCCTTTTAAAGGTAGTCAAACCGACTGTTAAGAAAGTCATTAAAAAGATTGCAAAAATTAGAGGAAAGGAAGTCAAAGTTCAATCTATATCAGAACGCAGAAATGAGCAGAGAGAAAGAAATCATGCTATAATGTCATTGAGAAAGACATTTAAAAAATGATATACCATTATTATATCCCTGACCCAGGTTCTGTTATAAGAAACCTAGAGGTTCCAGAAGAGATAATGCAGTATTGTGATTACTTTACACACAATGCTGATAGAGATGATCTAAGACATATCGATTGTGTGTATATGAATATGGGAGAGTATGGAAACGATCCAAAAATACTTGAAGAACTTAGAGGTAAATCGAAGTTTGTATTTTAATTTCCGATAACTCCACCAAGGTCATTAGCATCATTGGATTCAATGGTATGTCTATGTTGTTTGATGTGAGTCACATTATTGACTACGACATCAGAACATATAGATGCGTAAGGACTTCTGGGGTGGAAACTAATTCCAGACTTAATTAACTCTCCACAATTCTTAAGTCTTGCGATCTCAAAGTCGAGGCGCTTATTGGCAGTTGATTGTTGCATCATTGCAATATTGGCAGCTGCCGCCTCTTTACATTGTTTTTGAAGTTTCGTATCAAGTGGAATGGAGAGAGTTGCGGATAGCCCAGCAGAAAGATTGTTGTTATTTTTTTGACCAGTTCTTATGGGAACTTTATAAAGAATAGAGCCAGGATTGTCAGGTGCTCCGTCTTCATTCAAATCCCTCATATCATAAACAGGATCCTGATAGTAATCCTCATAAGGATTCTGCCAACTATTAGCACCTGTTAAGAATGGGGTGAAGTTTAACGTAGGACCCTGACACTGGATCCCTCCGCCGTATGTATTCGTAATATATGGCCCTTGAAGGACCTGGATGGCTTGGTTTGTAACACTGCCACTAGAATTAGCGACGGGAGCAGCAGTAGCAGAGACGCCCCCAATAGTTTCCGCATGAGAGGGAACAGCAAAGAATAGAGATATTATTGCTGGAATATACTTGTAGTATCGGTTACGCTTGTTATTTCCGTGGTTCTTTGGATAATCGTTTGATTGGCCAATCCTGGTCCCATGTATGTTTCTGTGAATTGAAAAGGTTCTCCCGGAGTCACCATTGACCAGTTTGGTTTCTCCTGCATATTTAAGTTTGTCCATTGTGAAATCACTCCGTCTATAGTTTGAGAATCAGATCCTGATCCCGGAGATAAACTAACTCCAGAATTTTGGACATTAGTTCCAGAAACTGAATATTGCCATCCAGTATTGTAATCAATAGAATTGATAGTTTCAGTCACTTTAGAAGTAGTTTCTGTATGACTCGTCATGGAACCTTGTGTAAAGTTTGGAACAACTGGGACACTATGTGATGGTTGAACCAAACTACCAATTACACCAAGAACCAATCCAACACCGATCGCTTCTTGTAATTTTTTCATATTAGTAAATACTGATTTCGCTAACAAATTGACCAGTAGCACTGGTACCTGCTCCACCCGCAGTCAACGTTGTTGTTGAACTTGAGTCGATAGTACCTGCCAGGTCACCAGCAACACCAGCAGCGGTTGAGACTTGATTACTGAAATTGCTTACACCACCAACAGATGGTGCACTGGTAGAAATAGCATCACCTTGTACAAATGACTGGGTAAAGCTGAAACTTTCACCAGCTGTTGCTTGAGTTGCTGTCAATGAAGGAATCGATCCAACTCCTGATGCAACCGTAAGACTACCTATAGATGATGTAGCAGATCCACCACTAGGTGTATATTGTGTGGTCACGTTATTACCACTTACACTATAGGATGTACCAATACGTTGTACATTCGTTGCAGCTGCATCAACAGTCAATTGAACTGAAGAAGATAATCTATGTGTAATATCGGCATATGCTGGTGCCGCCATCAATAACATCCCAAAAGCAAATAATGCTTTCTTCATATGATCCAGGTATTTTATACACCTCTATTTAGAAATTTTAAATTTACTTAACAAAGTCCTTTTTATGTGTTGAAAGTTTAATATAAGGTTGGATTTTTCAATTTTTGTTATTAGTATTGGTAAATAGATTTACAGGAACACAAAATTCCACAATTAAATGGAAGACAAAGAACAATCTAACTTTTCGTTAGAAACAAAAGAATGTCCTAAATGCGGAGCAATTTGGTTAAATGGTAGACACTATTGGACTGGCACTGGTAGGGTTGGAGATACTAAAACCTTATCTAATCTTGTTTGTGGTTTAGTAGAATCACGACACTGTATTAATCCCGACCATAAAAAGGGACACATTTACGGTGAAAAAGATACCTGGGAAAAAAGATCACAATTTATTGATAAAGAATTTAGAAAAAGAGATTAAAATTATGCCTCGTGGAGAATTGAAAAGATATGAAATTTTATCTAGAGTTTATAAACTAAAGGAAGAGTTGAAGTATAGAGATGATTGTAGGGATAAAAGACTTGCAGATGAATATCTTAATAAAGTTTTAGAATATATTGAACAGTTTCATTATTAATATAGAAGCAAAGTAATCTTTTCTTCTAGGACAAACCCAGTCTAGACGGTTTTCAAACTGGTGTCAAGGGGTTGACGATGAGACGATAATGGGTTAGTATAAATACATGGACAGGTGAGGATTTCCTCACCATTCCAACACGCCTTACCAAGACTAAACAGCGTGTCAAAATAATAGTCTTTCATACCCACTCTGGAGGGTAGAGTGGGAATACTATACTCAGTAC